GACGATCAGCGTCGAATGGCTATACGACCCCAAGCAGCACGTCGTCACCTACTACGACGCGGGGTTCAACGAAAAGATCAACGGCGAACGCCGCGCGATCCTTGACGTGGCCGGAAACCCCGTCAGTAAGCCAGTGCCGCTTGATGGAGCCGGCGTGGCCGTGCCAATAGCACTCGCCACAGCCTATGGGCCTGGCGTGGCGAACGCCAACCTCAAGAAGCTCTACGCCTACCCGTACAAAGAAGTGGACATGGTAGACATCTTCGCGTTTGGAGGCATCTAATGTCAGACGAGATCAAGGCATCGCTCACGCTGAGCGTGTCGAACGGCAACTACAGCGAGCGGTTTGCTTCGTCAGGCGTGAGCGTTGACCAGACGACTCAGGCCGGCGCGGGTGCAGTCGTGACGGTCGGCACTGCCGTGCAGACGCTGTCTCTGGGTAACGTGACTGCGGCCGGCTACGCGGCGTTCCGCAACCTCTCGACTCTGACGAGCGGCACGCACGCCATCTTCGTTGGTTCGTACGACGGCACGAACAATCAAGAGGTGGTGAAGCTCCAGCGTGGAATGGCCGCCGTCCTGCCGCTTGTGCCAACCATTACCATCGGCGTGCGGGCGGTGACGAGCACGCAGTACACCTCGGCGGCCCGGCTGCAATACCTCGTCCTGTCGGAGTGAGGCATGGCGACCTACGGGTTTTCCGAAGAGGACGCCAGGCGTATCGGCAAGAGCGTGAGGCTCACCGAGAAGCACGTCGGCAAAGAGCCGCTGTCTGGCCCGTCTAACGATCGCGGTGCGGCAGGCGTCCGCATCATGATTGGCAAGGTAGGTACAGCGGAGTGGTCGAAGGCATCGTCGGCTGTCATCACGCTCTACGTCGGTCCGCCTTCCACGGCCACTTCGAGGCCCACGGCGACGGCCGGGACGATGGTCGCGCACAACATCTTCGCCACCATTCCCAGTTCGGCCTACGTCGCCATGAGCAACAACGGGTTTGGGTGGTACGCCATCGCCGCGGAGTGTGAGTGATGTTGATGCCCTGTAGCGCCTGCTGCGGCACGCCATGCACCTGCCCGACGTGCGACGCTTGCTGTTCGTGCGCTCCGTGGGACTGGACCTTTGAGCTGCATGAGATCCCCGCCACGTCGTCGTACTACCAGAGTCTGTACACGGACCTGCTTGACCTGCTGCCAGGCTGTATCACTCGGCCCTACGAGTCACAGGAGGCGTGTTTCGACGCCAAGGTGGAGGAGTATAGGCCGGACTATCCCGAGCTGACCGACCAAGAAATCCGCGACATGTTCCAAGAGGACTGGGCCGACAACGTCTGCAGCAACAACATCACGCTTTACTTTGGATCGTACGTCGGCTGGAGCGTGCCGTATATAAACGGCGTGATAGCCACGGCGGCAGTGCTTGAGGAGCAATGCCCAGACGGCTCGCCGCCGGCATCGGTCTGGTGTGGGCCTGGCGCCACTCGCTACTGGTACGTGCAGGAGTTTTCCGGCTCGTCGGGGGCAATCCCCGACATTCGCAAACTTGTCCTCGCCACCCCTGGCACTGGCGACTGGATCGTAGACGCCCTTCTAGAGCGTGGCACGCAGGACGACCTGCCGGCCGAGGGGTGGGTGGAGGCCGACGACTGTGCATCTTGTGACGACCCGGCTGAGTTGGAGACAGACTGCGATCCAGCCGCGGACTACAAGGTGTTCTACGACAAGACCGTGTCAGTAGAAGACTCATTTACCGACTTTTGCAACTCGTCTACCGACGCGCTGGGCCTATGCCCCCCGCAAAATTGCAAACTCGTGACCATCACGGTCACGAAGACAAACCAGTGTTCGCCGCACTCGCCGGCGTCACCGAACGTGACCACGTTCTCGGTTGTGCTCGCCGTCTGCCCGTGCGGCACGCTCGTCTCCGTAGTCTCGTCGCCAACGAATGCGGAGTCGGACCCGGTGGTAATTGACGGCTACGGGTACGCAAGCGAACAGGACTGCATCGACGACCTGACCGTGAGCAACTGTCTTGGCGGTACGGCCAGCAGCCGGTGCATCGGGGACCAGTGGAAATTGGTGCGGCACGCGATCGACGGCACGCGAGACTGCCTGGAGTCTGTGTGTACCAGGGCTTGTGATCCGCCGGAGTGCTGTTCGTGACTACACGTAGTATGGTCATCCCGTACTCGGGGCGCGTGGACCCGGCCACGCTCGCGGCGGCGATTGCCAAACTGTTGGGCGAAAGCCCCGGCAGCGGCCTGCTCCAGCTGCGAGTGGTCGAACATGCCCCGCCGCCGCCAAATGAAGGACCGGGCACGGAACTGAAAAAGCTCCTATCCCGAATCGGCATCACCCCGAAGGCCGGCTGTAAATGCCTGGCGCGTGCCGTGGAGATGGACATCCGCGGCTGTGACTGGTGCGACGCCAACGTGCCCACGATCGTCGGCTGGCTCCGCGAGGAGGCCACCAGTAGGCGGCTGCCGTTCATTGACGCGGCGGGTACGGTGCTGGTCAAGAGAGCGATCAGCAACGCGAGGAGGTTGCATCGTGGCCAAGGGTAAGGATCAGCGCGGGTGGACCGGCCTCGACGACGTTGACTACGAGGACGAGACAGAGGGCGCCAACCCGATGCCGGATGACGACGGCAACATAGTGTTACATCGCAAGGAGGGTGCAGATGAGCGGGGACGCGATAACCAGAAAAGCAGAGCGGCTCGCAAAACTCCATCCCGAAGCCCCCGCGCAAACGCTCGCAAGGCGACTCGTCCGCGAAAGTAACGGGGCGATTACGCTGCAACAGGCACGTATGCGGATGCAGCGACAGTTCGGCACGCACGGCGCGAAGAACCGCAAGACGCAGAAGCCTACAGCCCCGCGTCCAGTTCGAGCAGCCGGCGAGATCCTCGCCATGCCAAAGTCCATGGCCGAGCCGTGGACGCCGCATGTGATGAAGGTCACCGGCCCAATCGGCATCCTGTCCGACGTGCATGTGCCGTATCACTCTGAGGTCGCGGTCGCTGCCGCCGTCGCTCACCTGAAGGACCAGAACCTGTCGGGCTTGTTGCTCAACGGCGACATAGCGGACTTCTACGCGATCAGCCGCTACATGAAAGACCCGGCGAAGCGTGACTTCAAGGGCGAGTTGGAAGCCGTCCGCGGGTTCCTCGGCTGGCTGCGGCAGGAGTTTCCCGGCATCCCGATCGTCTACAAGGCCGGCAACCATGAGGAGCGTTTTTCGCATTGGCTTTTCCAGCACGCTGCAGAAATCTGTGACGATCACCGCATGAGCCTGACGGCGTGGCTCGACCTAGCCAAACTCGACATCGAACTCGTCGAGGACCAGCGTCCCGTCATGTTAGGGAAACTCCCCGTGCTGCACGGGCACGAGCTGCCGAAGGGGATGGCGGCTCCGGTCAACGTCGCCCGCGGTGCGTGGATGCGGACGCTTTCGACGTGCCTGGTGGGACATTCCCACCGCACGAGCAACCACGCCGAGAGCGACATGTGGCACAAGGAAACGGCGTGCTGGAGCACTGGATGCCTGTGCGACCTGCGGCCCGAATTTTCTGTCATCAACCGCTGGAACCACGGATTCGCCGTGGCGACCGTCCACAAGGGCGGGCAGTTCGATGTTCACAACTACCGGGTGATGGGTGACGGCACCGTGCGATCGGCTTGACCACGGGCATAGGCTGCGGACTCACCCCGAGGAACCAAGCATGACGACCACGACACTCGAAGAATCCAACGCCGCACTGCGGGCAGCCGTCCGCGAGCGGCTCGACGCCACGCCAGCCGATGATCACAAGGTGGCGCCGCGGGCGACAGAACCTAGGCACATCGCAGCAAGTACCGAGGAAATGCAAGACGCGGCGACGATGAATGCCGCAGCGAAGCACGTCGAAGCCGCTCGCGAGTTCTACGCATTGCGTGGCGACTCGGTCCTGAGCGACACATACGCCGAGTGGGAGCCGGGGTTCCGCCCGGTCACACCGGCAGAACAGACACTACGGGACGCGATCGCCACGATCCGCGACCGGCACGGCAAGTACGGGCCACCGGTTGAACACTTCGGCCGTACCGCCTCGCTCGTCAACGCAGCATTTGGGACGCAGTTCTCAGCGGCCGACTGGGCTCTCGTCATGGTCTTGGACAAGATCGCCAGGCAGATGGGGCCAGCGGCCACCGACGACGCTGCAATCGATATCGCGGGGTACGCGGCCTGCCACCAGGAGTGCCGGCGTGCCTGAGCCGCTCACCGACGCCTACCTCCAGCAGTGCGAGCAGGACGCCCGCCGGTTCAGTGGTGCGTACACGGGCACCTCGGGCACGCTCGCGGCCCACGTCATGCGGCTGCTCAAGGACCGCGAAAGGCTGGCTGAGGAGTTGGCGGTAGAACGGGCGCGGAGGCAGGACGCATGATCACTCTGTACGTCGTCTCGGCGTGGCTCGCCGCCGACGTTGCCACGGGCATCGTTCATTGGTGGGAGGACCGTTATGGCGATCCAGCGTGGCCGGTGCTGGGGCGGCACGTCGTCGCACCGAACATCCGGCACCACTCTGAGCCCCGGGCGTTTCTGGCCGGCGACTACTGGCAACGCAACTGGACTACGATCCTGCCCGCGGCCGCCGTATCGCTCGTCGCCCTGGCGGCGGGGCAGCACTGGCTCGCCCTTGTGGCGGCGTTCTCCAGTCAGGCCAACGAGGTTCACGGATGGGCACACCAGCGCTGCTCACGCCCGATCCGGGGGCTGCAACTCATCG